TATAAAATTGAAAATTTATTTACAAGAATAAAACAGTTTAATATAGGTCATGTTAGAAGATACAAACTAATTGTAACTTATTTAGGATTTGTCCATTTAGCATTTATGAAAATAATTTAAATTAACTTATTTTCATAAATACCAAGTATATGATAATAATTAAAACTACCTAAAGATAAATATATTTTTATATTATTATTTAATTTTTTTTAATAGTTTTAATTTTTACTAGGCCTATATATAATGTCTAGTAAAAATTCAAAATTTGATTTGCACAAGTCTAAATATTTAAAATATAAAAATAAATATTTAAATTTAAAAAAAATGTTTGGTGGTGTTAAAAATGAGGTAGAAGAGTTTTTAGAACATATTATTGAGAACAATAAAGATTTATTATTACATATAGATTATTCTAAAATTCAAGAGAGTGTATCAGAACAGTTTATACATAATATGATACAGATATGTGAGGGAAAATTAAATAGTATTAAAGAAGGAACGAACATAATTGTAGAAAATAATATTAATATTCTTCGGAGTTTAATAAAAAACCCAGGATTACAAATAGTGGATCCTCCTAAAAATAAATTTGAGAAAAATTTGAAATTTCCAAAATTAAAAATTACTAATAATAATAATACAGTTAATGAAACATTAGAAAGGTCATATAGAGCGGAAGAGTTTGTTGCAACATATTTTCCTTGCATAAAGTGCCAAGGCAAACTCACTCAAAAAATTACTAACACTCCATGGAATGATTGTACCTGTTCTACTAATGGATGTGAAAAACTTCAGTATGAAGTAAAAAACATTAATTTAACAAACAAAGAACCAAACTTAAAAAATATATTAGATATTATAGGTGGAGAATATGCATCTTGGTTAAAAGATAAAACAAATGTGATATTAATTTTCGTAGTTAGTGAATTATATGCTAGGTCTGAACAAACCATAGAATATCAAGTAACAAATGTTATAGTAGCTAATCAAGATCACCTAAAAAATAATTATATCATAGAAATATCTAAATGGATTGATTACTGTCCGAATGATCGCGACAATGAGAAAAAATCAAGAATTGAAGTTAAAGACATGAATTGTTTAGATAATTATGAATGGGATGATAATAAACAAAAATGTACGCAACCATCAAAAAAAAAATTAAGTTCACATACTCGATCATTTAATCCGAGCCGACAATTGACCCCACAATTGACCCCACAATTGACCCCGCAATGGAACCAACCATTGACCCCAGCATGGACCCAACAATTGACCCAACAATTGACCCCACAATGGAACCAACCATTGACCCCAGCATGGACCCAACAATTGACCCCACAATTGACCACACAATCGTTCCCAGCATGGACCCAACAATCGATCCCACAATCGATCCCACAATCGATCCCACAATCGTTCCCACAATCGTTCCCACAATCGTTCCCACAATCGTTCCCACAATCGTTCCCACAATCGTTCCCACAATCGATCCCACAATCGATCCCACAATCGATCCCACAATCGATCCCACAATCGATCCCACAATCGAACCCACAATCGATCCCACAATGGAACCAACCATCGATCCCACAATGGAACCAACCATCGATCCCACAATGGAACCAACCATCGATCCCACAATCGAACCAACAAGAATATAATGAAGGACACCGACAAGGATATTTGGAAGGATACTATAATGTATGTCGTGGATATTTTGAACAAGAACATACATTGGAATATCAACGAGGATATCAAGAAGGATATCAAGAAGGAATCGTAAAGACCTATGGACACCCATAAGGTAAAGTAAATATAACGGAGGCTATAAATTCCATATTGAATGAAAAGACTATCTGATTTTTTATTATACAATAAAATTTACAAAAATTAACAGGGTTTCGTAAAAAGAAGCATTATCATATTTATGACCAGAAAAATAATAAAATATATAGGTATTAATTAATTGATTTTATACAAAATAAAGAATTATTATTACTCTAAATTTTGTTTCTTATTCAATATTACAAAAATATTATAAAAATTAATCTCTCTTATAATATAATATCTATAATGAAATTAACGACTCTTAATATTGAGAAATATTTAGATAATCCTAAGAAAAAATTTAAAATTTTTAATCTACCTTTAACAAAAAAAGAACAAACTATATTATCTGATTTAAAATTACCAAAAATACCCAAGTCCTTTATACATTTTGGAAAAGAAAAAGATATTAAAAACTTGGATGATTTTTTATTATCTTTAGGTGATAATTCACCAGAACATATTGAATTTTTAGAAAAAAAAATTAGAGAAATATTTAAAACTGTTGTAAAAGGGTATAATTTAAAAGATGCATGTTTGGAAATTAGAATAACTTATAAAGATCCGTCATTTGATATAACAAGATGGCATACAGATGGTTTTCAATTTGCTAGATACAAAGACGAAATTCAATCAAAATTTGTAATGGTTTTAAAAGGCATGCATACCTTATTATTAGAAGAAACAGAAAAAGAGAAAAAGTTTTATTTGGATATGATAAATAAAGAACTAGAAGAAGAAAAAATGTTTATGCCTTATCCTTTTGAAATACCAGAATGGAAAGATTTAAAGATGCGATATAGAAAAATATTAGATAAAAAATTTAAAAATTCTAAAATAATTAAACCATTAAATTCCCAAGGTTTTATATTTTTAAATCATCCTGGAAATTTATTTGAATATGGTGCAATTCATTCCGAACCAAAAAAAGATGATTATAGAATGTTTATATCTATTTTGCCTGGAACAGAAGAAGAGATAAAACATAAAAAAAATAGAACAATAGGATCAGCAGAAGAAAAAGAAACAGCTCATAAATTATTTGTGAAAGAATTACAAAATAAACAATTTATAAATAAACCTCAAAAAATAATTAAATCTCAAGATGGTGGTGATAATAACTATTATCAAAAATACATGAAATATAAAACAAAATACTTGGAACAAAAGTTATAATGCACTGGAAAAAGTAAAATTTTATTTTACTTACTTTTTTGCGTATTTTTAATTAAACAAGTTTAAATTGCTTTATTGGTTGTATCTGGTCTAAAATATAATAATGACATTTTGATATGAAAAAAGCAGATGTACAATTTAATATACTTTTCTTTAAACTTTTTGATTGAATACTTGCATAAATTTCATCTAAATTATAAAATAAACTTTTATGTGTTTCAATAAATTTTTTAATTGTTTTTGCTGATATAGTAGAATTAAAATAAGACGTATCTAACATTTCAATAAATGTATCAATAGTATCTTGTTTTATTGGAGTGATATATAATAATTGTTCTATTGGTGTTATATTTAATGGAACATTATTAAATTGATAATTTAATAATGAATGGTTAAAATAATTATATATATCGATAATTGATGGTGCGGAATAAAATTTATAAAACCATGTTTCATCAACTTTATTACTAGTTAATTTATATGAATTAAAATAATAGTTAGTTATCCATGAAAGTCCTTTAAAATATTCATTTACCATTTCTTTTTTATTATAAGTAAAATCTTTATTTTCTGTCATGAATAAATCATAATAATTATCAAGTTTATAATTAATTAAATATAATTCTTTATCTCTTGGTGATAAATCTTTCATAGCTATCAAATGTTTTTTACTTTTAGATGAATATTCAATAGGTATCATTTTAAGATATTGATTAGGTTTATTTTCAATATATGCTTGATTAAAATTATTTTTATAGGTAAAAGAAGATAGTTTCAAAAGTTCTTTATCATTTAATAAATAATATTGTAATTTACCATATTTATTATTAAAATCAAAATTATCTATAAAATCTAAATAAAATCGTAAAAATTCATTTGGTTTTTTATTTTTAATATCTAAATACAAGTTAATCATAGTAGCATAATTAAAATTATGAAATTTATATTGTAATGATGTTCTTTTTTCTAAAATTTTTGAATATTTATTTAGAAATTTTATTAAATTATAAAATGTTTTTGGAATTATTTGATTATCTTTATTTAAAATATAACCATTATCTACATAATTAATTATATATGCATCTAATAGTAAATATAAATCCATTGAAATATTAATTTCATCTATTCTCGGAACAAAATCATTACCAAAAACAGTAAAAATAAAGCATAAATCTTTAATATATTTATCATGGTCTATTTTATTTTTTACTCTTTCTTTATAATAAGAAATCATGTAATTAATCAACGAGTTAATATAAATAACATTTAAAATTCCCGTTTGTTGATCATGTCTAAGAATTTTTATTTTTGAATCTGGATTAACAGACCATGTAATCATAGTTAATATTATTAAATCTGCATCAGGACTATAAATAACATAATCTTTGATTTTATTTTTGTAAATATAATCAATAATTTTAAATTCTCCCTCTCCATTAATACCTGCATCAGAAATAATTGTTTTAGTTGAAAAGTTTTCATTATGAAGAAAATCAGATATTTTTTTTGTAAATTTTGTCCCTGGACTAATTGAACCTTTATTAAAATGAAAAAGCACTGTTTTATCTTTAACTAATTCGTCAATTAAATTTGCAACAAATCTTCTTTTTTTTTGTTCTAATATTTTTGAAAATGTAGGCACCCCATCTAAAGCAATATAAACTAATTTACATTCTACATTTTCTAATAAATTATCTAAATATTTTTTAACTTGTAAAATTATACTATTTTCGTCATATTTTTCATTATTATTTAAACTATTTTTAATATTTAATTCAGAAATATATTTTGTTGAAACAACATGAATAATAGAATTAAAATCAAGAAAAAATACATCTGTTTTTAATTTTTTTATGTTACTCATAACATCTACAACATCGTAATTTTTATTTATTGCTGCGAAAAATCTTTCTATACCCATTTAATATTATTATACATGCATAGAATTAATATTAATATTTTTTATAATATTTTCTGTTATTTGATTGTGCTATAATAAAAGCTCTTCCTACTACAGATACCTTCATAATTGGTTTTGGTGTATTTTTTTCAGGTTTATATTCAAACATAGACATTTTATAATTATCCATGTTCAAATTTTGCGAGAAAGTTAATACAGGTATTTGTTTATTCCAATTAATACATGCTATTAATAAATAATAAAAGGTTTTTAATGACATGTCTTTTACACCATAATCTAATAACTTACACAAGTTAAAAGTAAAAAGACCACATGCTTTTTTATCAATAGAAACTTCATAACTATAATCTTTATCGCGTGTTCCAGAAATTAAAAGAATATTAGCTCGTGCTTTGTTTACTTTATCAGGATAATAAGATTTTATACAAGAACATTTATTATCTATTTGTAATAACAATCCTGAAATATCTGTTGGTGTAAATGTACCTGTATAATTACCAACATTTAAATAACATAAATCAAATAATGTACCAGAATTACAACTATCTGAAAAAGCTATTAATGTTTGATTAGCCCTTAAAAATGAAAGATAATAATAAAAATCATCATCTCTTAATAAAACTAAATTTTTACCATAATAACAAACCATACAACTATCACCATTAGCACCATTTAAAATACTAATTTGATTACCATTTGTAGTTGTTAAATATTTTTTTTCATCCTTATTAATATCAGGTGTTGTTGTTCCATGTCCAGAATAATGGAAATATAATTTAGTTTCTGAGCATTTAGATAAATTAAATAATTCTCTGCCTATATTTTGAACGTTTGGAAATAATGGATGAGTATCGGCCAAATCATCTCGCATTAAAGTTATTTTCATTAAAGGATCTATTTTTTTTAATCTAGATATAAATGCATCAGAATCATTAAAACAACCAAATAATTGATTTTTAGGAAAACTGGCATATTGGCATGATATTACAAGTGCTCGAGACATATAATATATTTTATATATAAATTTTAAACCTGTAGTAAAAAATAGTTATATTTAGATTTATGAAACAAATTAAATTAAGTGTACCAAAAGGTGTATTAGAATGTTTAATATCTCATTTATTACAAGAAATAATAAATAATAAAGATATTGAAGATAATGATTATGTCGGAATATATGAAGATGATATTTTTTATTGTGATAATTTTGATAAAAAATAAATTTGTCAGATTATAATGTTGATTTTATATATTTAGGTGGTAAATTTAGTAAAAGTTTTGATTGTAAATATTTAGATGATTTTAATTTAATGTTTGAAAAAACAGATAATCCAAATTTAATTAAAAGAAAACAAATGATTTATAGAAATTTTAATTGGGATAGAGGTACTTTTTCGTTTGTTATTAGAAAGAGTATTTGTAAAAAGTTAATAGAAATTATTTCTACTTTATTTGTAAAGAAAAAAGAAGAAATAATTGAATTTGAAGCAATAGATTATGTATATACATGCGCATTTAATAAAATAAATATGTTTGATTTTATACCACATTTATATTATTCTCCAATAAACTATAATTCTGATATTCAAGGAAATCATTTGGCAAATATAATACAATTTTAATTAACTTTTATAAATATTTTTTTATTTCATATTAATTTATTTTATTTTTTGTAAGTTTTTAATTAAATTTATGTTATATTTATTTTTTTATAAAAATAAATATATCAGTTTTATCTTCTTCTTTACCAAACCATAGCAAGTGTCCTATTTCTATATTATAATATATACCTTCAGTATAAATTTTAAATGATGGTTCATCAGACCATGCATATTCAGATTGAAAATATCCTGTTATTAATATTTTTTTAGGTGGTATAATAATATAATAATAACAACTATTTAATATAAGCTTACTACAAGTAGTAATGGCAATATGTTTATTAAGTATTTTACTTATTCTTTCAACATATGACTTATTTGTATTATTACGAATATGCATCCATACTTTATCCGCTACTCGGGTTTGCCCACCAAAGCGCTTGCATGGCAAATGGCATAAGAAAATTTGTTCATCACCATAAAACGGTTTTGGATCATCAGTTCCATTCACGCTAAACACAATTGGTGAATTATTTTTCAAAATTTCTATATCTTGATTTACTTTATTTAATTGAAGTATTTCTTTTTTATGTTCTATAGATTTATCAGTTTCAAGTTTCATTTGTTGTTGTAATAATTTTAAAGATACATTTAATTCGTCTTTTAAATTATCTATTTCTTTTTTATGTTTATCTTTTAATATTTTTATTTGTTGTTGTAATAAACTATCAGTATTATTTAATTTATTATTTATTGTGTCTATTTCTTTTTTATCTGCTATTGATTTATTATTAAACAGTTTTATTTGTTGATTTAATAAATAATCAGTATCATTTAATTTACTATTTATTGTGTCTAATTCTTCTTCATTAAACAGTTCTATTTGTTGTTGTAATAAACTATCAGTATTATTTAATTTATTATTTATTGTGTCTATTTCTTTTTTATCTGATATTGATTTATCATTAAACAGTTTTATTTGTTGTTGTAATAAATCATTATTATTATTTAATTCTTGTTCTAATTTTTGTTCTAATTCTTGTTCTAAACATTCTAATCTGTCTAATTCTTTGTCATAATAAATATTAATTTGTTGTTGTAATTCTTCTTTAACTGTTATTTTTCTATTTAATAAAAATACTTCTTTTTGTGTATCTTCTACTGATTTATCATTAACTTTTTCTATTTGTTTTTGTAATAAATTATTCGATACAAATAATTCATTTTTAAAATCAACCATATTGTTTTTCATTTGTTGTAGTAATTCATTTTTAAAATCAACCATTTCTTTTTCATTTTTAGATAATTCTTGCTTTAATAAAATTACTTCTTTTTCTGTATTTTCTAATTTATTTTTTATTTCTATAAATTCTGAATATTTACATTCCATTTTACTAAGGTGAAATACATTATTATTATCGTGCATTATTATTGTTTGTGTACCGCTTTTTTCAAACTTAAAAACAGTATTTTCAATTAACTTTTTATTTATATCGTTATTTGGTATATTTAATTGATAATACGACTCTTCATCGTCTATATATTTAATATTAATTGATGTATCATTGGATGTAATAATGTGTTTCATTTTGTTATAGTGAAGTATTTGGTTTTAATTAAAAAGATTATCAATTTTTAATTAAACCTATATAATCGCAAAGTAG